GGAGAGAGTGTCTCGCTGACAACTCTTGGTTCTACTGTCTTCGCACCATCAATAATTAGGAGAAGTGATGAAGTTCTACACGTCCTTTAAGAGACACAAGGGCTACGTGCTCCTACGTGGCTACGAGTTCGGCAATCGAGTCCAGAAGAAGATTCACTACGAGCCGACTCTCTACGTCTCCACGACTTCTGGAGTCAAGAAAGATAGTGGCTATCGAACTCTGGATGGAACACCGGTCGCAGAGTACAAGCTCGACAATATGTGGGAAGGCAAGCAGTTCCTCGAGAAGTACTCAGGAGTCGAAGGCATCTCCGTGCACGGGTCCACTAACTACGAGTACGCCTGTATCAACGAGCTCTACGCCGGTCAGATCGAGTACGACCCCACGCTGCTTGCCGTGGTCACTCTCGATATCGAGACCGACTCGTCCTCAGGCTTCCCTAACATCCAGACCGCCGACAAGGCCGTCACCGCCATCACTCTCAAGCGTGGCAACAGGATCGCGTCTATCGGCATGAAGGACTACAGGCCACACCTCGAGAACGTGGAGTACTACAAGTGTGAGAACGAGCACGCGCTACTCGAGAAGTTCCTAGAGCTGTGGGACTCTCGCTACTTCTCTCCCGACATCCTGACCGGTTGGAACATCGAGTTCTTCGACCTGCCGTACCTCGTCAATAGGATCACTCGCCTGTTCAGCGAGGACCAGGCCAAGCGCCTCTCTCCGTGGAAGTTGCTGGACACCAGGAACATCGAGGTCAAGGGCAGAGAGCAGCAGGTGTTCATACCGGCAGGCATCGCCGTGCTCGACTACATGCGACTCTACAAGAAGTTCAGCTTCAGCAATCAGGAGTCCTACGCACTCAACTACATCGCTGAGAAGGACCTAGGCGAGAAGAAGCTCGACTACTCCGAGTACGGCAGCCTCGACGAGCTCTACAAGAAGAACTTCCAGAAGTTTATGGAGTACAACATCCACGACGTGAACCTCGTAGCCAGGCTCGAGGACAAGCATCGCTTCATCGAGCAGGTCATGGCCATCGCCTATGACGCGAAGGTCAACTTCGAGGACTGCTTCACCACGGTGAAGATGTGGGACACCATCATCCACAACTATCTGCTGGAGCAGAAGATCGTGGTGCCACACTTCGAGACTTCCAAGACCTACTTCGACATCATCGGCGGGTACGTCAAGGAGCCTAAGCCAGGCATGTACGACTGGGTAGTATCCTTCGACCTCACGTCTCTGTATCCTCACCTCATCATGCAGTACAACATCTCGCCTGAGACGTATCACGGCAAGGTGCCGGATCCTTATGAAGACGATCGAGCTTCTACTGGCTACCTCTATGAGAAGTACGCCGACTACATGAGGACTAATAACGTCACTATCACGCCGAACGGGTGCATCTACTCTCGTGAGAAGCAGGGGTTCTTGCCCGCTCTCATGGAGAAGATGTTCGACGATCGAGCTAGGTACAAGAAGCTCATGCTCGATGCCAAGAAGAAGTTCGAGGAGACGAAGGATCCTGAGTGGGGTAAGAAGATCTCAGCCTATCACAACCTCCAGCTGGCCAAGAAGATCCAACTCAACTCGGCTTACGGCGCCTTGGGTAACATCTACTTCCGCTGGTTCTCGGCCGACAACGCCGAGGCCATCACTACGTCTGGTCGCCTCTCCATTCGGTGGGTGGAGAACAAGATGAACGACTTCCTAAATAGGTTGCTCAAGACCGAGGGAGACGACTATGTCATCGCGTGCGATACTGACTCGATGTATGTTAACTTTGATAAGCTGGTCCGTCACTCTTTTGGAGGCAAACCTGAACCTTCAAAGGCGAATAGAGTCGTCGAGTTCCTGGACACTGCCTGTACTACTAGAATTGAACCGTATATTGCTTCATGCTACGACGATCTCGCTGGAATTACTAATGCGTATCAACAAAAGATGCACATGAAGCGAGAAGCCATCGCCGACAAGGGCGTATGGACTGGTAAGAAGCACTACGTCATGCACGTCTACAACGAGGAGGGCGTGTCATACTCCACTCCTAAGATGAAGATGGTGGGCATCGAGGCAGTCAGGTCCTCGACTCCCAAGGTGTGTCGCGAGAGCATTAAGAAGGCCATTCAGATCTTGATGACCGAGGGTAGAGACTCCTTGATAGTATTCATCGACGAGTTCGAGAAGAAGTTCCGTCAGATGTCCTTCGAGGAGGTCGCCTTCCCTCGCGGTCTCAAGGGACTAGGAGACTACAGAGACAACTCGGCCGCCATCTACAAGAAGGGCACGCCGATACAGGTTCGAGGTGCTCTGCTCTACAATCATCACGTCAAGATGAAGAGCCTCGAGAACAAGTATCAGATGCTCGGCGATGGAGACAAGATCAAGTTCTGCTATTTGAAGAAGCCCAACCCGATCCATGAGAACGTCATATCCTGTCCTTCCGAGCTGCCCAAGGAGTTCGGCCTGGAGAGATACATAGACTACGACACTCAGTTCGAGAAAGCCTTTCTCGATCCAATCAAGTCCATCACGGACGTCTTACGATGGGACTTAACCGACTCAGCTACTCTGGAGGACTTCTTTGGCTAAGTATGATCACGGTGGAGGCTGCCCTTGCGGTCTGTACAAAGAATGTGATCCTGGTTGCCGGGAATACATTCCTAAAAAGGAAAAACATAAAATGAGTAATAAGCCTAACACCGACATCGATGATAGTTTCGACTTCGGATTCTCCGCGGTCAATGAGAACGAGCTCGGCGCCATGAAGGAGCTCGAAGCGAAGGCTCAATCGCTGGCTCAGCAGGCCGCGGCTAACGAGCAGCTAGGAGTCGCGGTCAATGAGAAGCTCAAGAAGATGTACGACATGATCGTACCTCTCCTCGACAATCTCGCTAAAGATCCTGATAAGGGCTACATCTATTGGCCAGATCGACAGAAGAAGCTGGCTCAATTCAAGAAGAAGCTAAAGGACCTCATAGATACCTGATGAACTTCTTAAAGTTGCTGTACATATTCGCAGCTTCTAAAAAAGAAGTATACATCAAAGAAGAAACAGAATACTATACGTAGATACAAACCTTTCCAAGACATGAGGTACACGAATGTCATTGATTGACAGACTGATTAAGAACTCCACAATCGAAGAGACTTCCACTCTAGAAGACAGCAAGGTATACGGCAAGTCGGATATGATCCCGACTCCTGTGCCTATGATCAACGTGGCTCTCTCCGGTTCCATCGACGGCGGTCTCACACCAGGCTTGACTATCCTGGCAGGTCCGTCCAAGCACTTCAAGTCAGGCTTCTCTCTGTTGATGGCGTCTGCCTTCCTCAAGAAGTATCCTGAGGGCGTCATCCTCTTCTACGACTCGGAGTTCGGTACTCCTCAAGGCTACTTCGATACGTTCGGCATTCCTATCGAGCGCGTGGTTCATACTCCGATCACTGACGTAGAGCAGCTCAAGCACGACGTGATGAAGCAGCTCAACTCTCTCGGACGAGAAGACAAGGTATGCATCATCATCGACTCCGTCGGTAACCTGGCCTCGAAGAAGGAAGTCGACGACGCCCTCGAGGGTAAGAGCGTGGCCGACATGTCTCGCGCCAAGGCTCTCAAGTCTCTCTTCCGCATGGTCACTCCACACCTGACGCTGAAGGACCTGCCCATGATCGTGGTCAATCATACGTACAAGGAGATGGCGCTCTATCCTCGTGACATCGTCTCCGGTGGCACAGGCATCTACTACTCCGCCAACACCATCTGGATCCTCGGTCGTCAACAAGAGAAGGACAGTGATGGCATCACGGGCTACAACTTCGTGATCAACATAGAGAAGTCTCGCTTCGTTCGTGAGAAGAGCAAGATCCCGATCACGGTATCTTTCAACGGTGGCATCAAGAAGTGGAGCGGCCTGCTCGACCTCGCTCTCGAGGCGAAAGTCATTGCTAAGCCTAAGAATGGCTGGTATCAGCTCGTGGATCCTGATACTGGTGAGCTCATCGGCAACAACATGCGTCTCGCTGAAGTCGAGGATAACAAAGAGTTGTGGATGATGCTCCTCAAGCAAGGCAAGCTGACCGAGTTCATCAAGAATAAGTACACGCTGACCAGTGACTCGCCTATCATGGAAGACTCCTCCGTCGAATAATCTCTTACTACCAATCAACAATCTCCAATCAAAAATCTATAGCCGCATTTTGATTGGAGATCTGTATGATCGAGCAGACGATTCTCTCGCACCTCGCGTACAACGAAGAGTACTCTAGAAAAGTCTTACCGTTCCTGAAAGAAGAGTACTTCGTAGATCCGTCTCATAAGATCACGTTCAAGTTAGTCGACTCCTACATCAATAAGTACAATGGTCTCCCTTCTAAGGAGGCTATCCTCATTGAACTAGGCAACGCTTCGGGTCTCAATGAGACAGGCTTCAAGGCGGCTAAGGAAGTCGTCGAGAGTCTGACTCGAGACGAGACTGGAATGGACTGGCTGATCGACACGACCGAGAAGTTCTGTCAGGACAAGGCTCTCTACAACGCCGTGTCTAAGTCCATTCAGATCATGGACGGCACTGACAAGAGCTTCGAGAAGGGCATGATCCCGAAAGTGCTGCAAGACGCCTTAGCAGTCACTTTCGACAACTCGGTCGGCCATGACTACCTCGAGGACTTCGATCAGCGCTACGACTTCTATCATCGCAAGGAGGCGAGGCTGCCGTTCGATCTCAACTACATGAACGAGATCACTAACGGCGGCATACCGACCAAGACACTCAACATCATCCTGGCAGGTACCGGCGTAGGTAAGACGATGTTCATGTGTCACTGCGCAGCGGGTAACCTGACTCTGGGCAGGAACGTGTTGTACATAACGATGGAGATGGCCGAGGAAGAGATCGCTAAGCGCATCGACGCCAATCTCATGAACGTCCCGCTGGACGAGCTGCTCGTGTTGCCTCGTGAGACTTATCGCACTAAGGTGAAGAAGGTACGAGAGAAGACCGTCGGTAAGCTGCTCATCAAGGAGTATCCTACTGCCTCGGCCTCTTCTCACCACTTCAGGGCACTACTCAACGAGCTGGCTCTGAAGAAGAACTTCGTGCCCGACATCATCTACATCGACTACCTCAACATCTGCGCGAGCTCTCGCATCAAGCCAGGCGCCAATGTCAACTCGTACACCTACATCAAGAGCATCGCCGAGGAGCTGCGCGGCCTCGCAGTGGAGTTCAAGCTGCCGATCGTGTCTGCCACGCAGACGACTCGCAGTGGTTACTCGTCGTCGGACGTAGAGCTGACCGACACCTCCGAGTCGTTCGGTCTACCTGCCACTGCGGACTTCATGATCGCCCTCATATCTACGGAAGAGCTAGCCGACATGGGGCAGATCATGGTGAAGCAGTTGAAGAATCGATACGGCGATCCTAACAAGTTCAAGCGATTCGTGATCGGGGTGGACAGGGCTAAGATGAAGTTCTACGACGTGGAGCAGGGAGCCCAAGAGAACTTGCTCGAGGGCCCCGTGTTCGATCGTACTGACATGGGTAGAGAGACTAATCAGTCCCTCAAAGATAAGTTAAAGATGTTGGTCTAAGAGAACATGAACTTGGCACGCCAGTCTTGCTTCTCGTCTTCGGATAGCAAGTCTGTCACGCTCATCCAATCGAGCATGAGTCCCTTCTCTCTGCCGTGGGCTTCTATCTCCCACGGCAGGTCCCAGTAGGGTACCTTCTCGTCATTGACCCACTCTTTCCGATTCCACTTGTGGAGGTTGCACTCCTTTAGTGACTGGAAGAGTTCTCCCTTGGCGTACTGCTTCACGTGAACCATCTCGTGCATGACACACAGGATTGTCAGGAATGGATTGATATTCTTGTCTACAAAGATAGTGAATACGCGCCCGCGGAGATGATTGTCCATCCACTCCATCTGGGCCACGTCTCCCGTCTCGTCCATCAATTTGGAGTCGAACTTGACGGAGATCTCGAGATTCTCGAGGATCCTCTTGTCAAAGAAATTCGCGGCAACATGCTTTACGGCATCACGAACGAGCGCCTTCATGCGCTTAGTGCTCGAACCGTACACTTTTATGAGCATGACTTCCTTCCTTGGGTTGGCAGGCATCAGTATTTATAGGACCGAGGGAATCTGTCTCCTACGATTCTAGTATGTACCAGT